GCGCAAGGTAACTCTTTGCTTGTTGCTTATGAATTTCAGCATGATCGCGATTTGATTGCAAGAGAGTTTGGAGCTGTTCTTTATGATGACAACAAGCAAACAGAGAACCGTTGGAACAACGGTCAGATTCCAATGATGCTCATCCATCCAAAGTCAGGTGGTCATGGCGTTAACATCCAGTTCGGAGGCCACAATCTCGTACGCTACGGGATCGCTCATTCGCTTGGACTCTACTTGCAATTGTTGAGAAGACTTGAGCGCCCTGGTCAGCCTAACGCTTTCGTGAACGAGTTCTTCATCTTCACTCGGGGAACCCTTGACGATGCCATCCTCACTGAATGCATTGAGACAAAAAACTACACGCATGAGGGCTTGTTGAACGCTATGAAGAAGTATGTGGCAATGGAACGCACACTTGATCCATCTTTACCAGGTCTGTAGGCTTCGATTGCTCGGCCTCTGCATGGAGTGGTCGGGCTCTGGGGCAGTCGTTCTCCCCTGAGTCATGTGGAAGGAAGAAGGTTTTGCCCCGACTTGGTGACAGGTCGGGGCTTTTTGTCTTGAGGCATGCTTCCCGCAAGATGAGATATAAACCTCTACCATGCAGACACCTATGCATCAACTTGAAAACCACCTCCTTCGAGGACCGACCGAGTGCGCAGCGGTTCTCGGTATCGGCTATTCAACCTACGCAGGATACAAGTCTGGGACACGACCGATCCCGAAATCGGTAGCTCTTCACGTCGAGGTACTTCTTGCGTTGCCGCTTGATGCGATGCACACGGTCGTCAAGAAACGTCTTCGTCGAGGTGCCAAGTGACGGAGGAATTTGACCCTCTAAACGCCGAAGAACGAGCGGCGATTTTCGGCGGCTTGTCGGTGAGAGAACTTGCGTCGTTGTTCAACATGCCTTATCAAACGGTGCACAAGCGTATTGCTGTCGTGGAACCCGCAGGCCAACGTAATGGCGGCCCGGTGTATCGCATTCCAGATGTCGCACCCTACCTAGTTAAGCCTGCGTTTGATTTGAACGATTACATCCGCAAGCTCAAGCCAAAAGACTTGCCAGCGGCATTGCAAAAGAATTTTTGGGATGCTCAGAAAGCTCGCCAGTCTTATGAACTTGAAGCTGGTAACTTGTGGCATACGAGTCGTGTACAAGATGTCATCATAAAACTCATGGTGATTTTTCGACAGCAAGTAACGCTTGCAACCGACAACGTAGACCGATTGGCGCCTCTGTCTAACGATCAACGCACCCTGGTTCAAGGCTTGTTTGATCAAGTCATAAGTGACATGCAAACCGAGGTGACAAAGGCTTTTGCTGACTATACGGGCAAAGGTGATCGGCAAGACCTCTACGAGGAAGGTCCTCCCGCGCAAATCATCGCTATGATCGATGAGGAGGAAGACATTGATCTAAGCGGGCTCATCAGTGAACAGGTGGATGATGGGCTGAGCGAGGGACTATGAGGGACAAAACCCTGGGGGAGATGATTGTTGAATTTGGGCAAGAGGTGCTTCGTCCGCCCGAACGTTTGACTGTTAGTGAGTCTGCAAGCAAGTACCGCAAGCTCAACAACCCAGGTTCGTACGTCGGACCCTGGCTTAATGAGACTGCGCCTTATCTTGTTGAGGCTATGAACGTTCTTACATCGCGAGATTATGATGCGATGGCGTTCATAGCTCCTGCGCAAGCTGGCAAGACTGATATGTTCCTAAACTGGATTACGCATTCAGTGATGTGTGATCCCATGGATATGATCGTGTATCAGACGAGTCAGATCACGGCTCGTGACTTCTCTCGGCGGCGAATCGATCGTCTGCACAAGCACACAGAGGAAGTCGGTCGACGCCTGCTTAGCGGTAGTCATTCCGACAACGTGTTTGACAAGCAATATCGATCGGGTATGTTGCTTACTTTGTCGTGGCCTTCCATTAATGAACTATCTGGGCGCCCGGTTCCGCGTGTGTGGCAGACGGATTACGATCGTATGCCGCAGAACGTCGATGGCGAAGGTTCGCCATTTGACTTAGGCCGCAAGCGCACGACGACATTCGGGGCCTCGGCAATGACCGTTGCTGAGTCGAGCCCCGGCTTCATCGTAGACAACCCCAAGTGGATTCGTTCGACGCCACATGAGGCACCGCCTTGTCGCGGCATTCTTGCAATCTACAACCGAGGCGATCGTCGTCGCTGGTACTGGAAATGTCCGCATTGTGCCGAGTGGTTCGAGCCTGATTTTTCGCTTATCAAGTACGATCGAACAACGAAGGACGCAATGAAGGCAGGCGAGTCTGCGATGATGCTTTGCCCAAATCGTATGTGCGGTACTTTCATCACGCCTGAGATGAAACCGGCCTTAAATCGACTTGGACGATGGGTTAAAGACGGCCAGTCTCTGGATTGCAATGACGTACTACACGGCGAATCGTTCCGTTCGAAAATTGCTTCATTTTGGATGAAGGGGCCGGCGGCAGCCTTTGCTACGTGGTCGACCCTTGTTCAACGCATGGTTCAGGCTGAGCAAGAGTTTTTGCGTACGGGGGAGCAAGAAGCTCTCAAGTCAGTTGTTAACACTGACCTAGGGGAACCTTACTTCTTGCGAGGTAGTGAGGTGCAACGTACGCCCGATCAGATGAAAGAGATGGCTCAGCAACTTGCCGAGAACCCTGAAGGCCCAACTGTTCCTTCATGGGCTCGCTTCCTTGTTGCGACAGTCGATACGCAGAAACGTAAGTTTGTTGTTCAGGTGACTGCAGTAGGACCTCGTAAAGGCGGCTTTCGCATGGCTGTCGTGGATTACTTCGACTTGTTGAAGTCGGACAGGTACGATGTCGATGGAGATAGGCTTGCAATTAATCCGGCAGCTTTCTCTGAGGACTGGCGAGTCATTTATGGTGAGGTTATTAAAGAGAGGGTATATCCAATAGAGAAAGGTATTGGCACTATGCGTGTTGCCTTCCTCGGATACGATACCGGTGGACAAGAAGGCGTGACGAACAATGCTTACGACTTCTTTCGATGGATAAAAAAGAATTGCAATGGATTTCATCATCGCGCATTTCCTTTGAAAGGTGACAAGATTCCTACTGCGCCTCGCGTTGTACTCAACTATCCCGATAGCAAACGTAAAGATCGTCACGCAAATGCTCGGGGTGAGATTCCAGTGCTAATGCTTAACTCGAACTTGCTTAAGGACGGTTTGCAAGGCCTCATCAATCGTTCAGATGAAGTCGCCAACGGGGCAGGGACAGATGAGGACTTTTCACTTGCAACGTCTGCGTTCACCTGGCCTGACTATCTTCTCGAACGCTGGTATGGCGAAATCTGCGTTGAGATACGTACACCGAAAGGCTGGGAAGCACCGCATGGTGCTCGCAACGAGGCTTGGGACTTGTCTTACTACGCTTACGCCTTGTGTCTGCATCTCAAAGTTGATCGCGTGGCCTGGGACAAACCCCCCGTTTATGCTCGAGTTCACTCGACGAATCCTCATGTCACCCTGGCGCAACGCCCGACTGAGACTCAAGTGAAGGGCGATGAAGTTGCTGGAGGTGAACAGACAAGTTATTCTTCCTTGAAGAAGTACGCCGAACTACTAGCGTGAGGATTGATGATGTATACCGAAGAAATTGGAAGTCCACCATTTCTTGCAAAATTGACGCTTGCTCGTGGCGACAGATGGAACTACCCTGTCGAGTTGTATGAGAATGTCCAACAGACTCAGCCCCTCGACATCACCGATGCCGTTGTAACGGCTCATGTGTATAAGAACTTCGGCGAAGCGCCGGAGTGTGCACTGAGCGTCGATGTCACAGATGCAGAGAATGGTCAGTTCAACATCGTTCTCGATGAAGCCGATAGCGCAAACCTCTCGGTTGGTTTGTACCCGAAAGACGAAAGCGGCAAGCATTACCTTGTCGTTCGAATCACGCATCCCGATTACGGTCCTCGCACGATCGTCATTGCGTTCATGAACATTTTGATGGGGGAGAACCCGCTGTGAGCAAATCCAAAATCACCGTGAGTGTTCTCGGCTGGAAACGTCGTCGCCCCCCAGCTCCCACGCCTGCGCCGACCCCAGCTCCCACGCCTGCGCCGACCCCAGCTCCCACGCC